CGGCAATCCAATGAGTTGCTACGAGCTATGCCCAAACAAATTCAATTGGATGGGTCTTTTATCACTGTAGCTAGTGTAACAGTTGAATGTGCGCATTGTCATGCGCAGGCCAACCATTGCGTGAATATTGATCAGGTCGTCGTGCCTGATCGTGTCAGACGTGAAGCAATGACCACGAATGGGACAGTGCTGTATGGTGACATGCACTCAAGCGAAGGCTTCATCTTTCATAAGCGTGGTGCTGAATGGGCAGCAGGAGCTAAGTACGTAGGCGGTTTCGTACGGTTGGGTGACTCGTTGGTCACCGCTCGTCATAATGTAGTTGGAATTGATGAAGTACGGGTCGGTACGCGGGTAACACATACAGTAGTGTTGAAAGCTGCCGACTGGTACCACTTCCCATCTACAATGTGTGACATATCAGTCGCACGGTTGGACGACGCACAGTGGTCCGTAGTCCGAGCTAAGAAAAGTACATGGGCAACGGCCAAGCAGGGTGGTGTCACAAAGTTGGTGATACCTGATGCGTCGCTGTCGCCCATTGACGGACAGGGGTGTAAACAAGGAGTTGGTAACTCACTCGGTACGTATGTCAACGCGAATGAAAATTACCACTACGGTTATGTTTACACCGACACACCTTCTAAGGAGGGTTGTTGCGGTTTTCCACACCGCACAGAAGCAGGCCATGCGGTTGGGATACATATAGCAACTGCCACCTACGATAACAAGATCGTTAATATATATTACGATCTTGGTGTTCTGCGTGGTTGGCCTGGATGGACGAAAACTGACCTCGAACAGTATGTCGGAAAACGCGTGGCGTTACCCTATTGGGGCGTCCGCAAAGAATCTGACACTCAGACTAACAGCGATATTTATTCCGAAAGCTCATCAGATGAGTATAAGAAGAAAGAAAAGCTGTGGGGAAAGTTTTGGGATGTCGACGAACCGCAATTCAAGCATGGCTTTTTGAAACGTAATCTGGCGGACTATAAAAAGACGTACAGGTTCGTTTCTGGTGGGAACACCCATCGTTGGGCCGATTACGAGGATGACGAACAGTTTTGGGAACGTGAAGCACCTGACCATTTTGCCAGTGGCTCGCGTCTTGAAAGTTCGAGTCAACCGGATGTAGTCATAGAAAAGTTAGCCAAGCTTGAGGCATTAACTGACCCCGAAATTGAGGGTAAGGTTAAGGTTAATGGCATTCGGAATGACCAGAAGCCATCGGGGATCATGCCAACGGAGGCCCTCAACGCTATGATGACACCAAAGCAACAGGAGAAGATGGCGCAGGTTTTTCCGGCTGCCCCAGCGAGTTCCATGAAAGCCGAGACCGTTTGTTCTGTCTCGGGGGATTCCGCTGGGGCGAGCCAACCCTCGTTAAGGATGTCGCGGGAAGCACAAGAGTTGGGTTTGCACGAGCTTACTTCTGTAGTCCAAAGACTGCAGCAAGATCTCCTGGCAGTGATCAAATCAGTGCAATCCCAGAGCTCGCTACCTTCGGCATGCCCCCCGGCGGGCGAGATAATCTCGTCTATGCCTTCCAAACTCAAATTGGAGGTAGCCGGATCCGAATGCCAGGCACAACCGAGCAGCCAGACTTCGCAAAAACCATCAAAGCCGCAATCGAAGACACAGAGGAAAAATCGAAACAAGGTTCTCCGAGCCCTCCGGGATGTGATCAGCGAGGGAACCAAGGACCAGGAGATCGCGACGTTAGCAGCGAAATTGGCAACGACAGCGACACAACCGTTACAGCACAAGATTACCGAAAATGGGCTACGCAAGTAGATGCGCAAACACTACAGTGTGAGGAAAAGGTTGCTAAAACCATGCCCGTTAAGGAATTGAGTGTAGGTTTGTGTGATGGTAAGATAAATTACCACGGAGTTCGTCAATTAGTTATAAAGCATGTCCAAAGAGTCAACTCGGAGTCAACTCCAGGTTATCCTTTACGGCATGTGTGTAATAATAATGCCAAGGTGTTGTTGAGTCCAGAGTGGGCTAACGTAGTCATAGATTGTGCTGTGTATAGATTGTTAGTTTTACTTAGTGCTGACCAGGAGACGTTGGATCAATTTTCAAACGATCCTCGGACAGCAGTGCGTTGTGGGATGGCAGATCCAATTGTTGTCTTTAACAAGAATAAGCCACATCCTGCGCGTAAGCTAGCGGAAAAGCGATTTAGAATAATAAATGCGCGAAGTCTGATCGACCAAGTTGTAATAAAGACCCTAATGGATGACTATTGTGACCTTATGGTACAAAGTTTCCCTGGGGTTCCAACCTTAATGGGTATGGGAACTAGCGATGAGCAGACCGAGTGTATTGGCAAAGTGTATGAGGCTAACTGTGCACTTTATGGTGTGGCTAGATCGTCAGACGTAAGCAAATGGGATGGTAGTTTTCCAGTCCATGGTGCTATGTCAGGCGTTCGAGTTTTGAATTCGCAATTTGAAGTGCCGGGTGGAAAGTCGAAAGATAGCTGGAAACGGGCGCTTGAAGCCTATTCGCTTATGATGTGCAACCCGTTGTACGTCTTGCCGGATGGGCAGTTGCTGTATAAGCATAGTCGTGGGCAAATGCCTTCGGGCGATTACCTCACTACTATATTCAACAGCATATGTAGGCGCGTTTTGGCCAAGCTGGCAGGGTCGGATCAAGAAATGAACCTTGGGGATGATTGTATTGAGTGGTCCAAGTGCGATAATGCCACAGAGCGTTACGCCGAAATGGGCGTGAACATACGTGACGTTAAGTACCATGGGCCGAGTGAGTTTGAATTTTGTTCACATCACTACCGCAAAGAAAACGGGAAGTGGACTGCTTCGCTCATAAGCTGGATCAAAATGGTCTATGCATCGTTGATTAAGAAACCAAGCCTTGACGTTCTGATGGGTACTGGTTATGAAATGAGGCATAACCCAGTTGAAGACAAACTTAAATGGATGTCAGTCAACTTGTCCCGGCTTGTTGAAACTCCGGTGCCTGCCGCCGGACAAAAGAATTGAGCGAGAGATGG